ACTCTGTACGTAACCATGCTCCGACGTGGTGCGATGAGATGTCTTGAACATCATTCACCCATTGTTCAAATGACTTGAGATTACCGTTCGAATCGTGCAGTTTTTCCGCCATAGCCTCGCCCATAGCATGCACTTTAAACGCCGAAAACACCTCGTTCCCGTGCCGCATGGCGTGTAGGAACGCATCGTTATGCTTCGGTTGATACTGCCCTTCAGCGACACCTTGTGCCGCCGCTTCATTCATTGTACGCAACAATTCGCGCCACATGCGCGGCTCTATTTCATTTGAGGTATCGAAGCCGTCGTACACCTTATGCAGAAAGTCATCCACGACGCTGGCAGGGAAAGACACCCCCGAGCTGGCATTACGGATATACCCGTGGCATGCACACTGCCCTGTGCCGTAATAGAGCGAATCGATTAGGGGTTGTGGTTCGCCCCGTGCGATAACGGGGCCAGGCCAAAAAAACGCCGTAGGGCGTTACTGGGTGCTACAGGCTTGGGGTCGGGAGCAGGCTTAACAGGTGGTTCGTCACCCGCCTGCTGCGCTTGCTCAAGCTGTGCGCGAAGAGCGGCCCTCTCCTCTTCCTTCTTCGCTTTAAGCTCATCGTAGTTCTCCGGGCGCGTGATACTAAACGTCTCATACAGGTAATCATCATCGATAGGCAGGCCTATGCCAGCACACTTCTGTACAATGTCTATCTGCAGGGCTGTGTCGACCTTATCCTTTTTTGCATAAACGAATTCCCCGCCCTCAACGTTGAAGCCCAGTGCGGCGAAGATATCGCGCATCTGGTAATTGAGAATGTCGAGAATGAAATCGCGGTCGTCGTCGTTCATCTCGTTCTCCTCCTCCTTGTGCACAGTTCCCAGGGCCTGTGTACCCGTCTCTTTCGCATCAGTGGTGAGCGTATTGCCCAGTACGCGAATGCTTATCTTACTGTCCCAGTAGTCGGCGAACGTTTTGTACAAGTCGCTCGTGCCCGTCTTATTCGCCGCTTCGAGGAGTTTTAGCTCGCTCTCTTTCGGATGTATATATACGGCATTTGTGCCTTGTGCACGTGCCTCGCGAATGAGCGCCTTCCGTGCTTCTTCGTCGCCCGCGTCGTAGGTGTACTCGCGAATCGGCATACCGAAGATGTTGCAGAACCGCGCCCAGTCGCCCATGTTTCCTTTCTTGTATAGAACCGCCGGAAGGATCTCGGCAAAGATACCCAGGCCGCGCGCACTGCCCACGAATAGCATATTCGGAAATTCCTCTATAGGCACTCCTGCCAGGTCGCCCTGGTAACGCAGCAGCATGCCTCGCACAGGGTCGTAGTGCTTACGGTTGATAGAGTCGAAGTGTATATTTCCATCGTCCCCTACGTTGAACTGGACGAGAGTAAAGCCCCAGAACTCGGAGAGGATGAGTTCCTTTCGGAGTTCCTTAAACCAGGGCGAGCGTAGTTGCTTGTTGATAACTTCGTCCGGTTCACCGTCGCGCTGGAACTCCACCGGAATGCGCGTAACGCCTCGCAGACGTTTTGCCATCACCCCAGCAAGATGCAGGTCTAAGGTCGCACTCTCGTACATGTCGTAGAGCTGCACACGGTAACTGAAGTCTATACCCTTCGCCGCAGTAACAGCATTCATGTAATGCTGCAGGTTAAAATGGAACAGCTCCGGCATCTGCAGAACTACATCCGGCTGTCGTTCACCCGGTGAGTTAAGCAAGCCACCCTGTACTATATGTCGATTTTTTTCTTTTCTATTTTTTAGATTTTTCATTTCGAGTTCTGTTTTTTCGTTTCGTGTTTAGAATTAACCCAGTACCGGTCGCACTTCGTCGGCCTTGATTTGCCACTGCGAGTTTTCTTCTAAGTTGCCGGCCGGCAGTAGGGGTGCGCCGTCGATAGTAACATTCCCCCTCATAACCCCTTTGAGCCACTCTACGGCCCGGTCGTACCTGTCCTGCCGTATTTTTGAAATCTTGTATGGGTTATGTTGGCAAAAAATATGATATATAGCTATGTCGACAGCGAACATCAGGACGAGCGCATGCCTCTCATCCCCATGGGCGGAGAATATGGCGTTACAGTCGTACTTCTTGTTGAGATATGAACGCATCTCGCTTACGGCCCTGTCTTCGCATATTTCGACTATCTGCGGGTCGTAATCGGGAGTTCCCTGGCGAAGCAGGGAGTTGAGTATCTCCTTATGGATGCTTGCATCGTAGTCGGTCAGTTCTATAAAATTCTGCATAATGCTATAGTATATATTGGTTATCCTGATTCATGTCACTAAGGCTCACGGTGTATATGGGCTCGAGTTCGCCGGTTTTACTATCTACCATAGTCGCCCCTCCCTCCACGGCGTCCGGGCCGTCGGCGGGGTAAGGCAGCGTAAGCTCGAAGAGCTTGAACTGATTGATAAGCTCCTGCATGTGTGGGTTATCTTTCTCCTCTTCGTTAAAGACCCACGCGCCGAGCCGGTCGAGGGGCTCGAGGTTCGCTTCGATACGCGTAGCCTTGTCGGTCTTCTTGCGCGTATCCTCGCGGATAAATAGCTGTTTTCCACGCTTCGCGCATTCGTCGCGCAATAGCGGCTTGAACACCTGCTGATAGAAGGGGTCTTGCAGCTTATTGTTTTCGATGTACCAATAGACGTTAGTTTGACCGCCGACGTATTTATCAAGCTCAAAGTACCAACCGATGAAGTTCGCGTTCGTCTCATGTGCCAGGAAGCCTTTTATGATATAGTAGATGCCTTTGTACTTACCGATAAGCCACAGCGCTTTTGTGGAGCTTCCTTTCTTCTTGCTGTTAGAGTACGCCGGGTCGCCATACCCGATTAGGAACCGGAATTTTTTCAATGAAGGTACTTTGCCGAAAGGCAAGTTTTTAAAAATCTTCCCCTCAGATATAGGGTTATTGAAATATTCAGCCTGTTGTGCTCGCGCAGAAATCTTTGAGAGCGTTCGGTCTATCTGTTCTTCTGTGTTCTTCTGCGGCCAGGTGCTTTTGCCATTCTTGTCTCGAATATTCACAATATCCCAGTGGTAGGCTTTCTCTCCGGCGCGGGTTATGCAACAGTCCTTCGCAATGATATTCCCGCACCATAGAGTCAGAGTGGGCTCGGATATCGACTGGGTCGGGTAAAGAGCTTGCTCGGCCCACTGCCACTTCTTATCGAGTGTTATAGGGTTGCGACAGTCTTCGTCAGTGTCGTAGTCATCAAAGTAGATTATGTCCGGACGAATATTCTCATTACGCATACCACGTGGCGCAGAACCGGCACCCAGGGCAATGAACTTCGCGCCGCATGCACATGTAAACTCTCTATCAGTCCACGCACCTATAGTAGCTTGCTTTCCGTAGAACTGCAGCAAGCGTGGGTTCTTCTCGAAATTGATTTTGTAGGGAGTGAGCAAACGTTCGGCAGCATCAATGGTTGCCGAAGCGAGCACTACGAAGCGCTTACGCTTTGTCATAATCAAATACATGATTACGAACATAGCTACAGTAGACTTCGCCAGCTCGCGGCACCACGAGAGAACCTCGAACCAGTCATCATTAGCTACAATACGCCGTATAGCCTTGATCTGAAAAGGTGCGAACTCATATTTCGCGTAGGCAGGAAAGAAGTACAGAATCCACTCTACAGGGTCTTTCTCCAACTCTGCTCGTTTCTTTTCGATATCCCGCCGGGTCAGGCTCTCGTCTACCGGGACGTCTTTCGCTAATCCCTCGTGGAACCGGAGCCACAACTCCAGCGCCTGTTTGTCAGTCTGTTTTGCCATCAGTTACGAGTTGTTTGGTCTTTGATAAAAGCGTCGAAAAGGTTATTGAACTGCTTCGCCGCTTCGATATCGAGCGGGCGCAGCCAGGAGAGGAACCGCATAGCTACCGATACACAGTCGGATACTCCGATGTCGTTCTGTAGCTTGTTGATTGCGCCGGCGAGCTTCGCCAGTGCGTCCGCTTCGGCGGGCGTTGCGAATCGTTTCCCCTCTTCTCGTTCTGCTATAGCGTTGTTCACTTCGATAATCTGCCTGTTCCATTGCGCTATGATTTGTGCAGGAGTGATGGCCACCGACGCCTTTATGCTGTCCCAACTCCCGTCTTTTATCCAGCGAGCCACGGTCTGCCGAGTGGTACCGACCTTATCAGCAATCTCCTCCTGCGTATAGTTCCCATCGAGGTATAGCGATTTGGCTATACCTTTTTTGTCAATATTTGTTTTTGTCATTTTGTTACTTTCTATAGTCGCAAAGTTCCCGTCTTCGGGGCGATTGTGAAAGCAAGCGTTTTTCTATATATGACTGAATTGTAATGATGTACAAACGAATCGCGATAGCGTTTTCGTCATTTTGTAGCGAAAGTGGCCCCTCATACTTTTGCTCCAAAATCTGACAAAATGCAAAAGAAATTTTTCAATACAATACCCTCCGAGAACGGCGAAGTAGCTATTCTGCTCTATGGTGATGTGGGCGACGGTCAGCGTGTAGACAGTGCGCGTGTGGTGTCCGAGCTCATGTCCCTTGCGGCAAGCTACAGGAAGATAGACGTTCGTATAAACAGCTGCGGCGGCGACGTGTTTAGCGGTATAGCTATATATAACGCCCTGCGCTCGAGCAAGGCCGACATCACTATATATGTCGACGGCGTGGCCGCCAGCATCGCTGGGGTGATTGCCTTGTGCGGAAAACCCCTTTATATGTCGCCCTACGCCAAACTCATGCTACACGCAGTGAGCGGCGGCACCTGGGGTAATGCTTCAGATCTTCGCGAGACGGCTGAGCAAATGGAAGACCTGCAGAAGAACCTGGCTGCGATGATAGCCGAGCGCTGTGGTATGGCCACGGAGGCTATTCTAGAAAAGTATTTCGACGAAAAAGACCACTGGCTATCTGCAAAGGAAGCCCTCGAAATGAAACTGATTGATGGCATCTACAATATGGATGACGAGTCTGTAGAAGCCACCACATCGGATGAGATTTACACATATTTTAATAACCGGCTGCAGACGCACAGGCAGCCACAAAAGCAAAAAGGAATGAATTTACTCGATTCAGTAAAAGGTATGCCGTCGTTTGCTAATATGACAAGCGAGGGCGCAGTGCTCGCGCATATCCGCGAGCTTGAGAACAAAGCTACGAAAGTCGACGCTTTAGAAAAGACGGTCGCTTCATACAAGGAGAAGCTCGAAGCGATAGCTGAGAAGGAAATAGAGGCCTTCGTCGACAAGGCTATAGCCGAAAAGCGTATCACTAACGAGCAGAAAGCACAGTTTGTGGCGCTTATGAAAAGTGACCGCAAGAACACGGAGGCTCTTATCAACAGTATGAAGCCCCAGCCCACTCGTCGTGCTACAGACGTGTATCAGGACGAAGGCGGCGGCACGATTTCCCCGATGAATTTCGCTAAAAAGTCGTGGGATGAGATCGACAAGGCAGGGAAGCTGGCGGAGCTTCGTAACGCCGACTTCTCCCTGTTCAAGGCGAAGTTCAAGGAGGCGTTCGGCGTCGACTATAAGGAGTAGTAATACACTCATTTAACAGTATTTGAACGAAAAGAAAATAGAAGAAAAATGGCATTAAACATCAGTATTTGGCAGAACACTTTGGTAGAGAACTTCTACCCCGACAACAGTTTTGCATCGAAATCTGTAGACGATTCTGTCTACGCGAAGGCAAAGAAGGTCATTATCCCGAATGCGGGAAAGCCCTCTAATGTGGAGACTAACCGGTCTTCCACACCGGCTACGGTAAATCAGCGTACCGACAAAGATCTCGAATATGAGATTGACGAGCTCACCACAGACCCGATTGAGATTACCAATGCGGAGACGGTGGAGCTTAGCTATGACAAGCGCACGTCTATTATTAGTAATGACCGCTCGACATTACAGAATGAGGCATTCGTGAACCTGTTAGAACGTTGGGGCAAGGGTGTGCCGACGTCGAATGTACTACTTACTTCTGGCACTGTGGAGCGCGATGCTCATACTTCGCCGACTGCAATCGGTAAGCGTAAGAGCGTCACGAAGAAAGATGTCCTCGCAATCATGACTCGTATGAATGCGGATAACGTTCCTGAAGAGGGTCGCTATCTCTTACTTGACGCGTATATGTACACTGATCTTTTAGAAGAGCTCTCTGATTCTGAAAGTAGAGCATTTTTGGATTCTGTCGATGCTCAAAAAGGTATTGCTGGGAAGCTGTTCGGCTTGAATATCATGCAGCGCAGCCAGGTACTTCGTATAAAACCAGATAAGGCTATACTGCCCTGGAAAGAAGCGGCGGTTGCTGGCGAATTGGCCGCTGCTCTGGCATGGCAGGAGCAGTCTGTAAGCCGCGCCCTGGGCGAGGTAAAAATGTTCGATTCGACAAACAACCCGCTCTACTACGGCGATATCTATTCCTTCCTGCTACGCACGGGAGGCTCGGTTCGCCGCTATGACAAGAAGGGAGTGTATCTGCTTGCAGAAGCAGCGAAGTAAGGAGGCACGCTTATGTTACCAAGAATAAAAATACAGTTTCTTAATGGCCAGCTGGGCACCGTCGGCGAAAGCCCCGACGGGCTTTTCGCCCTCGTGTGTGGCGCAAAGGCTGTTACTAAGACACTCGAGCTAGGCAAGGCCTACACGTTACAGTCGCTAGACTCACTCGAAAAGCTCGGCGTAACGAAAGACAATAATCCACGTCTCTATAAGCACGTTCAGGAGTTCTACACCGAAGCCGAGGAGGGTACGAAGCTCGTTATCTTCCCCGTCGACAAGGCGAAGACCTTCACCGAGCTGTGCGATAAGGACTCGGGCGCTATCAAAGAGCTCATCATCATAACTAACGGGGCGCTACGCGGCATCTTCGTAGCCGGTGACGGCCGCGAGGCTACAGTAACGACCAATGGTTTGGATAACGACCTGTTCACAGCCCTGCCTAAAGCGCAGCAGCTGGCCGAGTGGGCTACTACAACGCTATATGCTCCGCTCTTCGTCATCCTCGAAGGCCGCGGCTATAAGGGCGGAGCAGTCAAAGACCTGAGCAAGGAAACGTACAATCGCGTCGGGGTACTCATTGGCG